CCCACGGTTCCCGAGGGTTGACCCGTCGCTCGCGTAGATCTGGTCCCCGGCGGTCATGCCGGAGGGGACAGGAAGCGTCCATGCGTTCGCCGTCGAGGCGACCGCCAGGATGAGAAGGGCGAGCAGAAGTTTCTTCATCTGGTTACCCTCCGATGCAGTCGATCTCGACAACCCGCGCTTCTTCCAGGCGCGTCGCGCCGAGATCCATGCGGACGTACACCTGGGTGCTGTAGGACTTGTCGGCCCGAGGACCGATCTCGGTCTTCACGTCTTCCCCGATGCCGAGGACCAGGCCGCTCCGCTGATACGCCAGGCAGAGGTGCCCGTCCGCCGTGGCGTTCGCGGCGAGGCGGTTGGAGGTGACGAACTTGAAGCCGAGGAAGGTGTCCAACTGACCCTGGACGAGGGCCTTGACGGCGTTGTAGTCGGCGGACTTGACTTCGGTGGTGCCCAGGAGCGAGGTCATCATCTTCGGAGAGACGATGATGTAGCGATCCTCACCCTCGACATCGCCTTCGTCGAGATCCTGCTTCGCTTCGAGCAACTTCGCGAGCGTGAGGTTCGTCGCCCCGGCGGCGACCGTGAGCGTGATCGCCTGGGTGCCGGATCCGTCGACGCCCGTGTAGGCGGTGCCGGAGGCGGCGGCGATGATGATGTCGTCCATCGTGCGGCCCATCGCGTTCGCGGCGTTCAGGGCGTACTCGGAGGTCGGCTCGATCAGGAGCCGGACCTTGTCGGCGTTGTCGATCAGGTCCGCCCACTCGTAGGGGGCGGTGGACAGCCGACGCCTGGAGTGCGGGCTGTCGATCAGCGGGGTATCGCCGTGCCGGGTGAGACGCTTCACGGCGGCGGTCGCACCGAGCCGATCGAAGTAGGCCGAGGTGCCGTTGACGGATTCGGAGCGGACGGTGTTGCGGAGTTTGGAACCTTTTTGCTGAGCGAGGATCATCAGGTTCGAGCGGTACTGCTGAACGAAGGCGGCGGTGATCTGAGAACTCATGGAGTTACCCTCCCGAAGATATGGTCACTACACCATCCAACGGAGGGTAGTCGCTTTCGCGGCCCGTCCTTGCGAGTAACGCTCGCCGGTCGCCCGAGACTTCCGGGTGGGACGGTCGGGCCCTTGCGGGTAATCCGACTATGGGATCTATGCGTATAGAGAGAGTTGCAGAATGTCAAGAAGAAAACAACACGCCCCGGAGGGAGGCGACCTCCGGGGCGGACGACTGCCTCGACCGGGTATAGGCCGGGAGATCAGTCGTAAGCGAGTTGGTGCAACTTCTGAACCTCGTCGAAGATCGCGTCCCCGCGCTTCGCCGTGATGTACTTCGGATCCGCCATGAGTTCCCTGATCTTCGCCTGGGCCTCCTCGCGGCCCGTGACCCCCTGGACGTCGCCCGGCATGAGCCCGTCCTCGACCAGACGCTTGCCCCACTCGTGCATGAGATCGATCATCACCGGATGGTTGCCGAGCCCGGTCTGGTCTAAGAAGGCGCGGATCTTTTTATCGGGATCGATCTTCTCCAACGTCCGCACGACGATCGCCTTGTTCCGATCGTAGTTCGCTCCCCACTTCTCGCGGTACTCCTTCTCCGTCTTCATGGTTTCTTCGCGCTCGGACTTCTGCGATTGAGCGACCGCCTCCGAGATTCGGTCGACCCTCTTCTGCACCTGTCGACTGTTCAGTCCCTCGCGATACGCCTCCTCGCGGATCTGCTTCTCGTCTTCTTTTGAGAGCAAGCCATCGGGAGCCGTGAACTTGTACTCCTCCGGCGCGTTCGGTTTCCCGCCCGCCCGGTAATACTTGTCCCACTCCTCCTCCGAGGCGTCAGCGGCGGGAGCCCGTAGCGTCTGCCCGACCAACTTCTTCGTCTCGACGTAGGACTTCGCGAGCGAGCCGAGATCCTTGAAGGCCCCCAGGGACGGGTCCGCCTTCAGATCGTCCGGCAGGGAGCCCTTCCAGTCCGCCGTCTTCGACCCGATCAACTCCTTCACGATCGAGCCCAGGTCGTTGTAATTCGCGAGATGCTCACTCCCCCGGATGTCCTCCGGGAGTGTCGCAAGAACTTCAGCCGGTAGTGGCATTACGTTTCCGCCTCCTCGGGATATGAGTCTTTCTTCCTGCCTCGAATGATGAAATCTTCAATGTCCCGGAACGCCGCACGGTACCCTTCGTTCCGAATCGTGTTGTAGTGATTGATGGGATCGCAGGAGTCCACCCGGATCTTCGCCCTGAGCCACTCGACGAAGATCTCTCCGTCCGACGAGTCGACCATGCGAGCGAGCGTCTCCGCGAACTGCCTGGGGGACAACTCCTCCAACTTCATTGAATCGTCTGCCCTCCGGCGGCGAGCATCGCCGCTTCATCCTGCGGAGTGATGACCCGCTGACCGGGGCCGTTGTTCTTGTCGGCAACCGACAGATCCTTGACCGTACCGGCGTCCTGACGATCCTGCTCGACCTGAGCGGCCTTCGCTTCGTCAGCGGCCCGGCTCTCGCGGATCGCGGCGACTTGCTTCGGATCCCGGAGCGACTTCTCCGGCATCCCCAGGATCTGAGCGGCGTTAATCAACGCCTCGTCGGCATCGATGACGTCGTCGACTCCAGGCAGATTCGCCCGAGCGGTAGCGATCGCGAGCGCGAGGTCGTAGGTCTGACGGATGGCGTACACCTCGCCGATCCTCTGGTTCTTCGCCATCTGACCCGTGAACACGATATCGATGTCGCCCGCCTTCTGCGCCATCGCGTTGAGAACTTCCTGGGGAGGCGGGAGCAGGGCGTTCGCTCGGAACATCATGTTGAACACCCTGCCGATGAGCGGATTCAGGAACTCGGTCTCGATGCGACCGAGAGTCGGGCCGATGTCTTTTTGCATCTGCTCGATCCGCGCCCTGACCTCCTCGGCAGTCATCTGCGGTCGTTCCTTCAGCGTCAGGTTGTCCACGTTGAACGACTCGCGGATCGACTGCTGAAGTTGTGAGACTTCCATCTTCACGACGTCCCATCTCGTGCCGAGCGGGATCGGTGCGATCGACTTCTCGACATCGCGGACGTAGGTGATCCCGGCGGGGTTCAGGCGGATGACGCCCGCCATGATGCCGTCATGCGCCACCTGGAGCGGCGGATCGACTGCCTTCGCCGCCGCCTTCAGCGACAACTCGACGAGCCGGTTCAGCGTCTTGACGTCCGGCAACGCAAGGTGTCCGGGTCCGCGACCCCATATCTCGCCCGCGACCTTTGACCACCTGGGCGTCGGGGCGGGGAACTCGTGGTACCCGGATTCCTTCAGGAGGATCTTGTCCTTGAGCAGGACGTAGCACGACGCATACTTCATCGACTTCGCGTCCGCGCTCGGGCTCGTGGATCCTCCCTCTCTCGGATAGATCGCGTGGATGATGTCGTAAGGCGTGTCCTTCGGCTCCTCGGATTTCTTCTTGATCTCCTCCGGGATGGCGTCCTCGGGGAACTGCGACATGATGTTCCGGGCGGTCTTCGTCATCAGGCGCATCAGGACGTCGACCCGTCCGTAGGGATCCTCGTCGATGACGTAGGAGCCCATCGGCAACGCCGTCCCCCGGAGGCCCCCGAAGACGCCGGGCGATTCGGACTCGACCTCCTCGGTGAACAGGGAGCCGGTGCCGAAGCCGCCGAGATCGACGTATAACTCCTGGCCCTCGGATCCGAAGTTCGATTGGTTGAACGTGTTGAGCATCCGGTTAACATCGTCTTCAAGCCACATCCGAACGACCTTCGAGTTGTTCAGGTTGTTGTCCCGCATCTTGAGCGAGAACCACTTCAGGGAGGCGGACGTCAGCGAGCCGTGCATATTCGCCGCCAGTCGGCGAAGGGCCCGCTCGCCCGTGCCGTCGAAGACGTACTCCGTCGACTTCGCGCCGGGAGACTTCCTCGTGATAATCATCGATTTGTTCGGAGTCAGGTAATTCGCGAGGTCCTGCCACATCCCTTCCCACGGGGCGCGGGAAGCCATGAGACGGTTGTACCAGTTGACGATGTACTTCGGATCGGCGGGCTTGATGCTCATTGTGACAGGAGGGTCTTCCCCGAGGATCCGGGCGAGGATCCCATCGAGGGAGCCCCGGTGAGCATCGTTGCATACGACCCCCGCCGTCTGCGGAGAGAAACCGGGCCGAGGAAGTCCTTCGTGAGTTGTGCGACTTCAGCGTCATGCGCGGCACGGCGGGCGGCGGCGGACTCTTCGGCGAACTTCGCGTTCGCTACGTTCGTGTCGCCCTTCGGGTCTTGCTTGATGTCGGTATCGAGTTTGGTGTTTCTGCCGAACCAACCGATGGAGCGGTTGACCGTGGCGCGGCCTCCTGGAATATGCCAACTATCCTTGAACGGATTCCAACCCATAGCACCCCCCCTACGAGACCGGCATTACTTCCCACGGGTATAGAACTTCGCCCTGAAAGTCAAGCGGAAAACATCACCGCCGGGGCATCCCCGTGAATGGATCGAAGTCCCACATCGCTTCGGTCGGCATCCCCCGGAGGTCCTTCTCGTAGTTCATCGGGTTGAAGTCCATCCCCGTGGCGACGATCGGCATATTCTTCGCCAACGGCGGGATGTACCCCATCACGGCGCACCGCATCATATCGCAACCGTGAGACGCCCAATCGTGGAACGGCTTCCGGGAGAACGACTGCTTCTTCTCGTCCCACTCGTACCGATACGATCGGGCGGCGTTGACGAGCGGATCGCAGTTGCGTTCGTCGAACACCATGTTCGAGTATTGCCGCCGGACGGCGTCGATGCCATCCTCGGGAGAGAACTTCTTCACGATCGAGAGTTCGATCCCATGATTCCGGGCGAACTCCTGCCGAGTCTTGCCGGTCGTGATCTCGCCAGTCGCCGCATCGTGTGGCGCGTAGTGCCGATCGAACGCATACGGCTGTTCCTTGAGCCACTTAATCGCACCGAGCATCCCCGGCTCGTAGCCCTCCTTCGACACCTTGTTGCCCATCTTTTTATTTTCGTAATAATTGATCCACCGCCACTCGCGACCGATGATCTGAAAACAGCCGACGATCATAGAGTCGCTCAAA